GCGTGGTACACAGGAATCGATGAAGATCAAGGCATTGAGCCTTGCTATGTCCAAAACTATAGTTAAGGGTGATGTTGAATCCACCCCCAAAGAGTTTGATGGACTGCAGGCACGTTGTATTGGTAATCAAAAGCTTGCTGCCGGAACTACTGCTGGTGGTGATAATCTCGAATTGACCTATTTGGATAAGCTGATTGATGAGGTTGATGAACCTACCCATTTGCTTATGAATAAAACCATGCGTAGGCGTTTGTCTGCTGCCGCAAGGTTGAATACCGTTGGTGGGTATATTACTTATGAGCTGGATGCATTCGGGCGAAGAGTTACCAGGTATAATGACCTGCCGATTCTCGTTGCTGATAAGGATAATGAGTATAACGATGTGATGCCTTTTACGGAGCTTGGTCTTGATGGAACGACTGCTGCTTCTACATCCATTTACTGTTTGTCTTTTGCTGAGAATGGTGTTGTTGGATTGCAGAATGGCGATATGGATGTTAGGGATATGGGTGAAATTGATACCAAGCCTGTTTACAGGACTCGTATCGAATGGTACATCACCCTTGCAATTTTACGTGCGAGAGCCGCAGCCAGACTTTATAGTATTACTGATGCCGCTATAACAGCGTAAGTGACCTTTGGCTTTTTGATAATAACTTTTGATATAGCGAGGTGGGCAAATGGCTTATATGGAATTTTTAAGGAGCGCCAGAGGAAAGATTTATGATGATCTTCTGGTGCTAAAAGCCAAAGGTACTGTCGCAACTAGCATGGTAGGAGAAGATCCGGTTGGGACAGATAAATACTACGATACAGGTGGTGGTCGTACTCGTGGTGATATGGTGTATAATATATATGGTGCTTCTTACGTTTCTGGCGGTACCAAAATAACCCTGAGATTACAAGGTGGTAAGCAGGCTGCGTTTAGTACCATCAATGACCTTCAGATTGTAGAGATTGGCGATTCCACCCAGATTTCTGGTGGATCTGATCTGGCCACAGGGCGGTATATTCTTCCATTTACCAATGATTTGGATGGTACTGTTTACCGTTATCTGCGTCATTATGTAACGATGGCGTCAAGTGGTACTGGTTGGCAGTATGAGGCATACATGAGTAATATTTCAGGATAAACCTTTGATATAGTGAGGTGTATAAATGGCTTATATGGAGTTTATGAGAAGTGCCAGAGGAAAGATTGTTGATGATCTTCTGATACTGAAGGCTAAAGGCACTGTCGCAACAAGTATGGTGGGGGAAGATCCCGTTGGGACAGATAAATATTACGATACGGGCGGTGGCCGTACTCGTGGTGATGTAGTTTATAATATTTACGCTGCACCGACAATGGTTGCTGGTTCAAAAATAACATTGCGATTGCAGGGTGGTAAGCAAGCTGCGTTTAGTACTATCAACGATCTCCAAATTGTGGAGATTGGCGATTCCACGCAGATTTCTGGTGGATCTGATTTGACCACAGGGCGGTATATTCTTCCTTGGTCTAATGATCTTGATGGAACGGTATATCGCTATGTGCGTCATTATTCAACGATGGCGTGTATTGATGAGTTCCACCTTACCAGGAAGGGTATACAGTACGAAGGGTATTTGAGTAATATTTCAGGATAAAGATGGAGGAGCGTGATGGAAAATTCGGGGCAAAACGTCACGCTATCCGTCTGTATGATGGTAAAGAATGAAGAGCATAATTTAAAGCGTTCTTTATCGTCATTAACTGGGGTAGCGGATGAGTTAATAGTTGTTGATACAGGCTCAAATGATAGTAGTGTGGCTATTGCGGAGTCGTTTGGGGCAAAGGTGTATCACCATCTATGGGAAAATGATTTTTCCAAGCACAGGAATCAATCTATTGGGTATGCATCTAGTGATTGGTTACTGATCTTTGATGCAGATGAGGAGCTGGTATTAGACAGCCTTTCATCTGCATCTGCTTTAAAAGATTGGCTTGGGAAATTACCGCCTGATTGTATGTCGGTTGCAATTACATTACATGACATCCAGCAGACTATGCAGGCAATGCAATTCAATTCTGTACGATTCTTTCGTAAAGGGTCTGTTCAATATAAAGGCATCGTACACAACACACCAAAAATTATTTCTGGCAAAGCAGAAGCTGTTTTCTGTCCTTTAGTTCACCTTAAACATTATGGTTATGATTTAACTCCTGAACAGCAGGATATGAAACGTGTTCGGACGGATGGATTGTTACTTAAACGTTTGGAGAAAGATCCAGATGATGTAGTGGCTATGTTTTATTTCATTCAATCACGTACAGTTCATGGTGATTATGATAAAGCAGCCGAGTATGTTGAAAGATATGCAGAAGCATCCAAACGAACTGGAGTTAAGTTTAACGGTTCTATTTATTGCACAGCAACTTTTATTTATCGTAAGTTGTTGGATAAGAAAAATGCCCAGAAGTGGTTACTTGCGGGTTTAAAAGAATATCCAAAAGATCTTGATCTATTAATGAATATGACTGAATATGGTGTTTGGGTTCAGGATATGAATTTAATGGCACAGGGAGCAAAAGGATTTTTAAAGGCATATGAAGAATACCAACAAAATCCGATTGCTGGTGGGAATAGATTTACTTATGCAAATACACCGGAAGCGATGGCATACTGTTTATTTCATTTATCTATGGGTATGTTCCAACAAGGCTGCCAAGCATTAGATAAACTCAATGAAACATTAGGTAAAGTTCCGGCTGAGTTTAATGATGGTATGCGTTCAGATGCAGCAAAAGTGCTTGCGGCAATCGGTATTAATAAAGAAGATTGGAGTTTACAATCAGAAAAGCCACGAAAAGTGGTAAACTTGAGTTCTCGGAGGTAAAACTGATGACAATTATATATAACAAAGCTACTGGAAAAGCCGTAGATGTGGTGCACCCTATTGATGTAAAGGAATACATTGCGGGTGGTGGTTTCATGTATGAGAACCCTGCTGCAAAGCCCGAAATACCTGTTGTACCAAAGGCAAAACCGGCAGTAATTCCTACTGTGGCAGACAAGCAACCGATACTTAAACCAAAAACCAGCTCAAGAATTATAAAAAAGTAAACCCTTGGTAGGTATTTGGCATAGAGAAAACTAATGGATAACTTTATTAGTCATAGGAATCTATCAACTAGTGGTACTGAAGATGTGCCAACTGTTCCTGAAGCAAATAGTGCCATCAAACAGGGATACGTTAACAATTATGTGCTGGCAGCAAATGAACATAAAAGTATCACGGTTCCAACTGATGCAAGATTTGCTTTATTTTGTGCAAATTCTGATATTTGGGTTTATGTTGGAGGAACAGCAAAAGTACCAATTGGGGATATAACTGATGGAACTGGCTCAGAGTTAAACCCATCCACTCGGTATTTGGATGGCGCAACTACAATTGGTATTATTTCAGAGAATGCAACTAAAGTTTGCATTATGTTTTATCAGTGAAATTATGGGACAATACTCTACATATAGTAATAATGGCGCATCTGAATCTGTTTTAGAGACTGAAGGTAGTGTCAAAAAAATGAATGTCGCTAATCAAAATGGTGAGCAGTTATTAGGTGATATTTTGAAGGAATTAAAAAAACTTAATTTACATATGAGTATTGTTACAGATTTAACAATTAATAGTTCAGAAGTGGAGTGATGTTACGGGATTCTGAAGAGGAGGATTATTTTGGGTGATTTTATTAAAGACGGGGTGGGGAAAGGCTTTTCAGCGCAAGTAAATAAAGATCATCAATTGATTACCCGTGCCACTGCTCTAAATCAACACACAAAGTCTGTTGTGGATGGTAACTACTTCGAAGCTACAACCGGACTTCTTGAATTGACTACTGCTGCGGAAACAGGGGTTATCTACGTTAAGAATAGTGAAGATACAACCATCATAGTAGATAAAGTGTTTTTTGACGTATGGCCATCTACAGGTGGTGATACAAATGGTGGCACACTCAGATATTATAAAAATCCGGATGTAACTGGCGGTTCCTCTATTATTCCAACTAATACAAATTTTAAATATACTGTGGGTGAAGCTGGATCTGATTTAAAGGATTTAAACACAATGACAGGCGGTACTGTTATGTGGATCATGTATTTTGAGCCACAGAATTCTCTGACCATTAATGAAGAAAAAATAGCTATTCCACCTGGATATTCTATTGGAATAAGTGTAGCTGCACCTACAGGAAATTCAAGTATGTACATAAATCTCAATGTGGCATTTTACAGACTTGATGAGGAGTTAATATAATGGGACTTATTATCGAAGGTGCTGGAAATGGTAATCAAGCCGGAGTTACGGATGAAAATAGATTGCAAGTATCGGCACAGACGTTTACCCAAGAACACCAGACAAACCACCGTGAAGGTGAATGCTATAGTTTTGGTGTGAGTGCTACACCCACAGGCGCGGGTGATTGCTTT